TTCATCATGGTTTATGGCTATATCAACACATCTGCCAATTGCCGCTTCTATGCCTGTACTGGCTCCGCCGCCACCGGCAAAGTTGTCAATTATTAATTCTCGCAAACTTCTTTACCTCCTATAGTCCTAATTTTATTATTGATATGATTAGTAAGTTCATGAGGAACAGGAGAGCAATTAACACAAATTCGGCTTTGTATTCATTGATTTTTCGTTTAATTTTGTTCATCTTCCGCCTCTTCTTTCATCTCAATATAGGCTCTCAGCAATCTGTCTGACTCAAGCTGTATAGCAGCGTATAATTTAGCAACGCCAACTCCTCTGTCATCACAGTATGCATCATTGAATGCTACCGATAATTCACTGTACAAATTTTCATTCATCTCTTCTTTTTCCTCCTCTTCCGTTGGTTCTTGCTTTTTCGTATCGTATGCAACAATTGTGCATGTGCATTGCTTTGATCGTTTAGGAATCCGCCAAGATTCATTAAATGTAAATTATAGTACTTACACAAATCCTTCATTCCTGCGTCTCCCTAAAAAGCTTCTGTTTCTCCAGGCAATACAAGTCTATTGCTTTTACAGCATCGTCAATTAAGTTGTAGTCTTCATTAAAATAGTAATGGTCTATGATGTAACCAAGACTATTTTTCGGAGGCTCTGCTACTTTCAGCGTGTATATATCAATATCATTATGCGTATGCACTAATGCATATTTTTCTTTGTTTATTCTTATTTCTGTTTTTCCATCTGTTTTTTTAAAATAAAGTTTTATCAATTCATCATAAAACTGACCAAACTGTTTTGAACTAATTACCTCAAAACGTACTGCTCCCGTTAGAAAACCTATTGCCTCATAGTATTCTCTCGTACAATTGTCTAAGGAACACTTGTTGAATTCTTTAATTCTGACCTTAATTTTCGTAAATTCATCTGTAAATATTTGTTTTTTGCTCATTGCTTTGCTCCTTTCCATCATTTATAAACCTGACCCTGCGGCCGTCGTTTACTTCGTAGGCTATTCCGTTGCGATACCCTGTCAATACAGTTTCTAAGGTTGCATTTTTTAATATAGGGTTTACTGCACTATCTTTGATCTGTTCATAAATTCGGGGCATAGGCATCAATTATAGATAACTTTTTCCAACTCATTTACGCCTCCCTGTATTCCCCGGCTTTAAATCGCCTTAAAAAATCATCGCCTAATACTTTAACCAATGGACCGTAATATTCATCTTCATCCATCTCTCTTTCTTCAATTATTTCTTCCGAAAGTCTTTCCCTGGTTTTTAAATCAATTCTTACACGTTTAATTCCTACTTTCATAGCTCCTCCTATCAAAGAATTATTTCATTTCGAATATCTTTATATAATGCTGCAATAACAGGATTATCTATATCTTTAATAGGGTTTATGTCAAATTCTTTTTCTATTTTCGATAAAAGTATAGATAATCTATGGTTACGCATTTCCCGGTCCTTACATAAACGAATCATGAGAAATTGATCTCGGTACGCTTGGATTCTTGGGACTAACATTTTGAGCACCTCCTTATTCTTTTCTTATCTTTTCATCAAGCTTACTTTTATCTGCCCATGCTTTTATGTATTGTGTGCAAGCTACTTGACCTAATTCGTTGAGTTCAAATGCGTCAGCCAACAATTCTGCTAATTTTTTCTCTTTTTCATCTGTAAACATTGCTTTACACCTCACTTTTACGTTGATAAACACATTATATACGTCTTTTTTGCGTTTGTCAACTATTTGAGATAAATTTTTTTTATATTTTTTAGTTGACTAACGCAAAAAATAATGGTATATTTATATGGAAAGGGAGGTTGTAAGATTGGAAATACACGATAGAATAAAAGAATTAAGAAAAAGCAAAAAAATGACACAAGAAGAATTTGGAAGAGTATTAGGAGTCAGCCGAGATGTGATTGGCAATATTGAATATAATAGATTAGCAAAACCGGAACAAAAGGAGCCTCTGCTTAAGTTGATTTGCAAAGAATTCGGAGTAAATGAAGAATGGTTGAGAACTGGTGAAGGTGCTATATTTTTTCATAATGAAGACACTAAGTTAAATTATCTATTTGCAAA